ATGGCAGAGCGCAAGGCGGCGGTTCGCGTCATCACCTTCGGCCAAGTCGCGGACGAATACATCGCCACGATGCGCCCGAAGTGGCGCGGCGCAAAGACCGTCGCGGCGTGGGAGCGCTTCGCCGGGAGTTACGTCACCTCGATTCGTATGGTGCCGATCGACAAGCTGACGACGGAAGACGTCCTCCGTGTCCTTCGCCCGCTTTGGCACGACAAGCCGGAGACGGCGACGAAGGTCCGGGAGCGGACCAAGCTTGTCCTCGATCACGCCAAGGCGCGAGGGCTCCGCAGCGGCGAGAATCCTGCGCAATGGAAGGGACATCTGGATCAGATCCTTCCAGCGCCTTCAAAGCTATCGCGTGGACATCATGCGGCTATACCGTTCGCCGATGTTGCTGCATTTCTCCAGCGGCTACACGCCGTGCAGGGCGTCGGCGCAAGGGCATTGGAGTTCACGGTTTTGACAGCCGTTCGCAGCGGCGAGGCGCGGGGCGCAACATGGCAAGAGATCGATCTAGAGGGTGCGCTCTGGACGGTACCGGCCGAGCGAATGAAGACCGGCAAGGCGCACCGCGTTCCGCTCTCTGAGCGCGTCCTCGAAATCCTCCAGACGATGAATGCCACCGCCGTCAATGACCTGGTTTTCCCTGGGCAGCGCACTGGCCGTCCGCTCTCCGATATGTCTCTTGCCAAGGCGCTCAAATCGGCGGGAGCTGGCGAGTTCACTGTCCATGGTTTCCGCTCCAGCTTCCGCGATTGGGTTGCCGAGGAAACCAACTTTCAACGCGAGGTCGCCGAGGCCGCGCTGGCGCATTCGGTCGGCGATGCCGTGGAGCGCGCCTATCGACGCGGCGATGCATTGGAGAAGCGCCGCAGGCTGATGGATGCATGGGCACGATATTGTCGAAACATACCGATTGAGAATGTAACTTCGACCCAAAGCAAGGCCGTCTGATGCTAGATCCTTCGGAAGAGGCTCGAAAGGCAGAGTTGCTTCAAGAGCTAAAAAATCTGGAAGAAAATGCGCGCAGGAGGTGGCTTGAGGAAGCAAATTCTAAAATCTACTCTTTTGCAAATGTAAGAAAATTAGAAGATCTCGAAAAGCTTTATCGTTTCCAAGCCGTTTTTGGACGTTACGCACCATGGATAATTGGCAACGATCATGCGACAATAAGAGTTCATGGAGCAATGACTGACGGATTGAAATTTAATCCGCCAGAAACGCTAAAGAAAAACAGCTTTGAGGCCGATTTGAAACGGTTTCGCAAAGCGATCGAAGCGCTTTCGGACTGGTCGATATGGGGGACGAAAGCATGTATCGGGACCGTCCCTCTGCATCTGGAGAGCGACGATCCTGAGGATGCTGCTAGTGTCGCCAAATCAATTTATTACTGCCTTCTTACAATAGCTGATGCGGCACATCATTATGAAAACCTTCCTCAAGCCTTGGATGCCTTAGAAGGCTGGGCACGCAGTGCCGCCGAATACGTTCCTGACCAGCGCAATATCAACTGGGAAGCTGTTCACGCAGTTGGTAACCTGCGAGGCTACTGGGAAAATATGACCGAGACTCCGGCGCCTAGCAGGGCTCTAAACCCAGCTTCGCCGTTTGCCGACTTCCTCCGCGATGCGTTCGAGTTCTTTCAGATTACGGGAGATCCCATGTCTGCCTTCAAGCGTTGGGTCGCTCTCGAAGAAGTCGAGCCGCAAACGTGGAAGTAGTACAGAAGTCGCCTGAAAACCTGAGATTTGACTGACTACAGCTCGCATGTCGCTGCTTACCACAAGTGCCGTTCAACCCGAGCGGCATAGTCAAACCCGCCGCTCAAAAGATGGAGCGGCAGATGCCCGACACCCCCCACCTGATCAGTCTAAATGACGCTTGCCGGCTGACCTCGCTGAGCCGAACCGCCATCAACCGTTGGCGCGGGCTCGGAAAGTTCCCGAAGGCTGTTCCTCTCGGAGACAAGCGCGTTGCTTTCGTCCGGGCCGAGGTCGAGGACTGGATTGTTGCCCGCATCGCCGACCGTAACCGTGAGGTCGCGTGATGGTTACGGGACTTGGACAGCAAAAGCGCCAGAAGATCGAATTGCGAATCGAGGCGCTGATCAATCTTCTCGACGAACTCGACGGCGATCCGGACCTTGAGGACGGCGCCGACGACGAGCCCGACCTTGGCGGGCATGGCCACGACACTGACGCCGGGTGGCAGCACGATCTAGAACGAGACGACGCCGACGACGAACCATCGCTCGGTCGGCTGGAGACGATCCACCAGGGCGCGGCGAGCTACGCGTGCGGCGTCATTGTTGACGGCGAGATAAACGTCGAGGACGAAGGCGAGCCGGAGGACGGCGAATGAGCGGCCCTCGCGATCTTTCCCGCGGCAGGAAGCCTATCGAGCGCGCCAACCCAACCGAGGCGATCGGCGCAAAGTCTCACTTCACATTCGAGCCGGACGGCCGGGGCTACGTCCTCAGTATTCACCGTCGAGGTCAGCCGGTTGAAACGATTCAAGTGGAAACCGAGGGCGCGTTGAACCGCGAACGGCGCCGACTCTCTGACGAAGGTCTGATCGGCCTCAATGCGGGGGCGCTATGACGGACCTCGCGTGGATGAAAACGTACATCGGAGACGAGGCGGCCTTGACGGGCCACCTCACTCCCGAGGAGTTCGGAGCCTTTGAGCGGCTGCGTCGGCACTACTGGCAGCACGGCGGCCTGCCGAACGACGACACACGGCTGATGCGGATCACCGGCGTCAGTGCCGATCGATGGGAGGAAGTTCGTTCCGGCATCTGCGATCTATTCGAGCCTCATTGGCGTCTGCCGAAGCTCGACGAGATGAGGGCGGATGCTGCCGAGAAGCGCGAACGCAAGGTCGCAGCCGGACGGAAGGGCGCCGACAAGCGATGGTCAAAGGATGGCAAACCCAATGGCACAACCAATGCGGATGCCATTAGCAAACGCATGGCAGCCCCAATGGCAGAACCAATGGATAACCAATGGCCACCAGCACCAGCGCCAGATGAAGAGCGCTACGAAGAAAGGTTAGCTCCTACACGCACGTACGCGCGCACGCGCGAAAGCCAGCCCGGATGCTTCTCGATCCCGGAGACTGACAGCGAGGCGAGGGCATTCCTTCGCCGCCATGATCTCCAGCCGAGGCAGGTTGAACGGGCCTTGCCCATGCTGATGGAAGGTCGGCTCGATCAGTCCATCCTCGATCAGATCATGATGCAGTGAGGGCAGCGCGATGACGACACCCTTGCCGATCATCTGGACAGCGGGCGGGATCGCGCGTTTCCTGCAAATGGGGACCGATGGCGTCTATGCGCTGGCACGCGACAGCGATGCGCCGATCTACAAGGCCGGCGGCCGGCTCTACGCCTTCGAAGACGAGCTTTCGGACTGGATGCGCAGCGCCGAAAACCGGGCAACCCCAAAGAACCCCAAAGCAGCCTGAAGCTCCCGATGGCACGAACCATGCCGGCTCCCGCATACCGTTGGCATGGTCTCGATCCTCGAAGGCGAACTCGCTGCCATCGTCACTGACGCGCTGACGGATGCGAACATCCCGCGCGACGTGACAGTCACACGCACCATGCCGGGCGATCCCTACGATCCCGACGACATGGGCGAGACTGTCGACTATGCCGGGCGTGGATGGATCGAACTCTACTCCGACGCTGACCGTGACGGGCAAGTGGTAGGCGTCACCGACGTGAAGGTGATGATCCTCGTCACGACGATTGCCGTCATACCCTCGCAGCAGGACACCATCACCGTCGGCGGCGAGACGTATCAGGTCATCACCGCGGCACGGGACGCATCGGGTGCGCTCTTCATCGTCCAGGCGCGCCGATGACTGCCAGAGTGGTCCCAATGCCGGGCGCGCGGGGGGAACCGGTCAACGCGGAGCGGGGCTGTTCCTTTCTCTCTCCCGAAAAATCGCCGGCCGAAAAAGCGATCCGGTTCCTCGAAACCCTGAAGATTCCGGAAGGGCCGAAGGCTGGGCAGCGGCTGAAGCTCGCCGGATTCCAGCGCAAGTTCGTACAAGGGGCGCTCGATCCGGCGAACATGGTTGCGGTGCTCTCGATCGGTCGCGGCAATGCCAAGACGGCGCTGGCGGCGGGCCTCGCTCTCGGCGCGCTTCTCGGCGAATGGGACCGGCAGCCGAAGCGGGAGATCCTGCTTGCGGCCCGAAACCGCGATCAGGCGAAGACCGCCTTCAACTTCATCGTTGGTTTCGTCGAAAGCCTGCCGAAGGCCAAGCGGGAAAAATTCATCATCCGGCGAGGCTCCCGGCTGGAGGTCGAATATCCCGACAAGGGCGGCGGGCTTGCTCGCTGTATTGCGGCCGATGGGCGCTCGATCCTCGGCGGCGCGCCGACGCTGGCCATCTTGGACGAGCGGGCGGCGTGGGAGCGGGACAAGGGCGACACGCTGGAGAACGCTATCCTGTCGGGCCTCGGCAAGAGGAACGGCAAGGCGCTGATCATCTCGACCTCGGCGCCGGACGATGCGAACACCTTCAGCCGATGGCTGGACGAACCTCCGGCCGGCACCTTCGTGCAAGAGCATCGTCCACCCTTCGGCCTCCCGGCTGACGACGCGGATTCGCTTCTCATTGCCAATCCCGGCGCAAGCGAGGGCATCGGTGCGAGTCTCGAATGGCTCCAGGCGCAAGCTAGGCGCGCCATCGCACGCGGCGGCTCGGCGCTCTCATCCTATCGCAACCTCAATCGCAACGAACGTGTCTCGACCGAAGATCGGTCGGTTCTGATCACCGTCGATGAATGGCTTTCCGCCGAGGTCGCGCCCGACGCCATGCCGGAGCGTGACGGGCCGTGCATCCTTGGTGTCGATCTCGGCGGTTCCCGGTCCATGTCGGCAGCGGCATTCTACTGGCCACAGACGGGCCGGCTGGAGGCGTTCGGCACATTCCCCGCGACTCCATCGCTCGCCGATCGCGGCGCCTCTGACGGAGTTGGACGGCGCTACTCGGAAATGCAGGAACGCGGCGAGTTGACCGTGATGGGCTCGAACACGGTCCCGCCCGGCCCATGGCTCGCCGAGGTCGCGAGGATCGCGGACGGGGCGGCGATCACTTGCATTGTCGGCGACCGATTCCGCCATGCCGAATTTTCCGAAGCCATGGCAAAGGCAAACCTTCGCGTGCCGTTCATCTGGCGGGGCTTCGGCTGGAAGGACGGCGCCGAGGACATCGAACGGTTTCGCCGCGCGCTCTTTGACGGTTGCGTGAAGACGACGCCCTCGCTGCTTCTACGCTCGGCTTTCTCCGATGCAATCACGCTGGTCGATCCCGCCGGCAATCACAAGCTGGCGAAGGCCCGTTCCCTCGGCCGGATCGACGCGGCGGCGGCCACCGTCCTCGCCGTCGCCGAGGGCGCCCGTCAGGTCGCGAGACCGGCCCGACCGAAAAGGGCTGCGACATGGGCCTGAGACGCTACGACAGGGCCGGAGCGGCCATATATCGCTCGCCGCGCTGGAAGTCGGTTCGCTTCCTCGCGAAGCGCCGGGATTGCTGGAAATGCGTCCAGTGTGGCGGTAACGGCCGGCTCGAAGTCGATCACGTCAAGCCGGTGCGCGACGCGCCAGAACTCGCCTTCGATCTATCGAACCTTCAAACGCTCTGCGGTGCGTGTCACGCCCGCAAAACCCGAATCGAGGTCGGTCTCGCCGAGATCGACCCGAAGCGCCGCGCATGGCGCGATCTGGTGCGAAACGCGCCGCAACCCCAAGCACCTATGGAGAAACCCAATGCTTGATTCCGTGCGAATCCAGCGGCGCCAAAGCGAGATTCGCCAGGCGCTCGCCGGCGTTGTCGGGAAGGACAGCCCGACCGATGACGAAACCCGCTCGATGGAAACCCTCGATGCGGAATACCGGACCAACGAGACCCGCTATCGCGCGGCTCTTGTCGCCGAGGATGCAGAACGCCGAGATGCCAAGGGCGAGTTGGAAACTCGTTCCGAACGCGATTTCTCAGAGATGATCGGCAAGTTCGAGCTTCGTCAGGTCGCGCTCGCGCTCGACGAGGGCCGGCAGCTCGACGGCGCAACAGCCGAAGTGGTCGCGGAGATGCGATCACATGGCGGCTATCGCGGCATCCCGGTGCCGTGGATGGCGCTGGAGCGTCGCGCTGGAGAGACCGTCGCCAGCGGAGCGCCTGATCCAATCACCACGCGCCCGATCATCGACAGGTTGTTTCCCGATAGCGTGGCGTCTCGCATGGGCGCGCAAATGATCACGATCGACAGTGGCGCGACCGAGTGGCCAGTCGTCACCTCCAGCGTGTCGGCAGGCTGGGCCGATGGCGAAACCGCCAACGTCGCGGGGCCAACCGCCTTCGCCACGACCGACCGAGCCCTGAAGCCGGAACAGAATCTCGGCATCACCATGCGCATTACCCGCAAGACGATGAAACAGTCGGGCGCGGCGCTGGAGCAGGCGGTGCGCCGGGACATGAATTCGGCAATCGCCGCCGCGCTCGACAAGGCGATTTTCCAGGGCACGGGCGCCAACGGCCAGCCGCTTGGCGTCATCACCGGGGCCGGCACCTACGGCATCACGAGCACGGATGCTGCCGCGCTGGCGTCCTGGTCGGCGCTTCGCGCCGCTGTGGTGCGCTTCATGACCGCGAATGCGGCTGGCTCCCCCGCCGCAGTGAGGGGCCTGATCCGGCCGGAACTATGGGCGCTGCTCGACGATACCCTGATCGAAGGCACGGCCGTTAGCGAGTGGGATCGCCTGCTCAAGAACATTCCGGCCGGCAACATCGCCATGTCGAGCAATGCGCTGGCGGCGCCGTCCGGCGATCCGCTTGAAACACAAGCGCTGCTCACCACCGGAGCCGGTGGCGTGGCGCCGATTTTCGTTGGCGTGTGGGGCGGCGTGGACCTTATCCGCGATCCGTACACCGATGCGCAGTCGGGCGGCTTGCGGATCACCGCTCTCACTACGGCAGACGTCACCGTAGCGCGGCCCGGTCAGCTTGAACTGATCACCGGCCTTGAGATCGAGGCTTCCTGATGCTCTTCGGCGGCCTCGAAGGATCGACGCTTGAACTGCGGGCCTCCCGGAAAGGGGGGCGCCGCATCCGCGGGCGCTTTCCGTACAGGAGCAAGGCAACGCTTTCGGACGGCGGCAAAACCGGACGGCCGCGCAAAGAGCAATTCGCGCCGGGAGCCTTCAGCTATTCGCTAGAATCTCCAGCCGAAATTCACCTGCTGGTCGGCCATTCCTTCGACCGTCCGCTGGCGTCGAAGAACAACGGCACTCTGACGTTCAGCGACACACTAGTGGATTAA